GCGAGCGGCCAGGTAGTGGCACTGCCCGGCTGAGGACCGGAGTACGGCCCCATCGGAGTTATCGGGTTGATGGGGGTACGGCCTGCTTGCGTGACAGACGTGCCGGACCACGGCGAGCCCGTGCCGGGGATGGAGAAGGCGGCGTACTTCTGGCCCACGTCGGAGCAGAGGAAGTGCACCGTGCCGTCAGCGTTGCGCCAACCATTCTGAGTGAGCAGGAGCGCCGAGCGGATCGTGGTGGCCTGCGAGTAGGTCGTTACGTCCAGTGTCCGGCCCCACGGGTCCGCCACGGAGGAGGCGGTGACCGTCTTAGTCGTGCCGGCGGTATTGGTAACCGTGACGAGCGTCAGGCCGTTGAGCGGCACCGTATCGCCAGCCGCCGCGCCCGAGGCCGTCAGCACGAAGTCGAGACTTGTGGCGACCGGCGGCGCGGTAAAGGAGCCCGCCTGGACGGGCGAGATGAGAGGGATAGCAGTTGCCGTCATGGGCGTTCCCCTTGTGTGAATGTCTTACCGTGGCTGGTTAGATGGGCTTCGGCCTTGCCCAGATCGATACTCGCGAAGCCGCAGGCCGAGCACTCATAGTTCACGTGGCCGGCCCAGTTCCCTTCGATGAAGGTGGCGTTGTCCTGGTAGAAACCCACGAATGGATCGAAGTCCGCCGCGGTCACCGGGTCAGTCGCCGTGTAATCGGCCCACGGCGTATCCGAGACCGCCGGAGATACGTCTTTCTTTTCCTCGAGGGGCTCTTCGTCGTCCATAGGTTTCTCCCTAGTATCGGATCTGCTCGGTGACGGATAGGTCGACCTCCAGCCAGGCCCAGTCGGCGCGGGGGGCGTTGGCGAGGTTGAACCGGCTGATAAAGCTCCACACACAAAGCCCCCCGAGTCGCGGGTCAGGCACGAAGCACGCGAGGTAGAGGTTGTAGAACGGCAGCGCTACCCGACGCACCTGGTCCACCGGGGCCTTATTGAGCCAGAGGCGCATCGGGACGGTCCACGTGATCTGTACGTCCCCCTCCTGGGTGATGTAGTCCACGACCGGCGCGGAGGGTTCGAGGGTCTGATGTGTGAACGGCTCGGCTGGCCACTCCGTTGCAGCGTCGATCGTCTCTGTGGGGCGCAACAGGTCCGTGTACGTCTCATAACCCATCGCCGCCACCGCGGAGATACCGGGGATGGTGGCCGCGCGCTGGGCGGTGTAGTCGGTGATGTCGGCTATCAGTGATCCGCTCATTTGGTCAACACCCTCATGAAGGCATCCTTGCCGGCGGTAATCGTGGAGACAGCGGCCTTCGAAAGCCAGTTGAGCGCTCCGAAGGAGTAGCCGCGTTTCCCAATGCTCCGCGCAATTACGAATGCCAGGCCCCGCGCCGCAGACTCATCGGAGGCTGCCAGACGGTTGGACTTCGAACCGCTGATGAAGCCGCCCTTGGTCTTGACGGTGGCAATGCTCGACAGGGCTGCAGCGCCCTGCGATGAGCCGGTTAGCCACTCGTAGATCGGGCCGGATGGCGGCTGCTTACCGGACGAGGAAGCCCAGCCAAACTCCAGCGGCCTTCCCTCCGGAGCGAGCCCGCCATGGATACCGACCGTCACCGAAGTGGACGTGCCGGATGACACCGGGCTTGAAACCGTCGTAGCCATCTCCGCTGTGCCGTGGAAGTGGTGAGAGTGGAGGTTCTGTCTCGCTTGCGTCTGCACGACCTGGCCCCACGCCATAAGCCCGGTGCCCATGCGGGCATCGAGCTCCGGGCCGCTCCACTGCGCGAGAGTGGCCTTCACCTTGTCCATCCCGACGATTACGACGCTCATGACCGGAACCACGCCGCGCGGCGAGCGTAGCGGTTGAGGATGCGCGCAGAGCGCGGGGTGAACGAGTCGGACACGGAGGTTGCACCGCCGAGAGGCGAGACACCACCCGAGCCGCTATCGCCCGAACGCGCTGACATGTAACTTCGGACCGACTCAGTGATCGCCACGTCATGCAGGTCGGGGGGCGTGGAAAGGGCGTAGCCCGGCGTGAGGGATACCTGCACGGCGCCGTACCACTCGGGCCACATCGGGTACTGCCCGGTCGAGATCGCTTTGAGACCAATGATCGGGAGGCCGCTCCGTCCCATGCCTGAGTAGGGGAGATAATCGTTCCCCGACACCAGCGTCGTGTAGAGGTTCCCTTGGGTGTCGAGGATGGCAACGGAACTCACCGCTATCGCATCGTCGATGTAGAGCAGATCGCTTCCCCCCGGATAGCCGGTGTAACGTCGGGACGTGGGGGCACCGGGCAGGATCGTGTAGCCGTCGGGCTGCGCTCGCATCGACGCGATCTCGGAGTTGATGCCGTCGCAGGTGTCGATGATGTGGGTCGTGAGAGTGGCGTCGAACTTGGTATCCATGTTCGGTACGTCGCCCGACAAACGTTGCTTGACGTCTAGCAGGGAGCAGTAGCCCGCCGTCACGTTCAGGTTGTCCTCGAAGGTGGCGAGGGTTCCCGTGATCGTGAGAGTGCCCGACCAGACGGCGCTCCATACGCCCTGCATGGCGACGGCCGGTACCGTCCAGGGGTAGTGATACTTTCCGAGCGAGTCGTGAATGATCGCAGGGGAGACGACCGGGAACCCGGATGCCAGGGCCCCGGTCGGATCGTGGACGGAAAGGCTCAGGCCGGCGGAGTCGGCCAGGGTATGGGTGCCGTCATATAGCACGGCACTCCACGTCCAGACCTGATTTTGTAGCGCCTGCCCAGGCATCGCAGCCTCCTAACTGAGTCCGCACCAGACGGAGTTGACTCCGGGGGTGATGGTGGAAAGGTTGGCCGGGAGAGTTCCAGACGCATAGCCGGTCGCGTTGATGCCGGCCATGATCGGAGCGCCCGCGTTTAGCGAGCCGTCCGTTCTCGCCGTCATGCCCTTCAGGCTCGGGACCGCGACACTGGCAAGAGACGAGTAGGCCACGTAGTACAACCCCGAAGTGGTGATTGTGATGGGGCCGCCCGAGATGGCGAGCGTCTGGAGAGTGTTCGCGCCCCAGGCAGTGGTCGTCTGGTCGGCGGTCGAGCCGAGCAGTGAGGGCGACGTGGCGCTGAACGTGTACAGCCCGAAGGCCCAGTGGGTCGGAGAGCTTGCCGCTACGGTGGCGGACCAGAATGAGATGTTGGTGACGACCGTGCCGCCGGGGATGTAGATGAGCTGGTTGAATATCTGCCCTGTCGTGGTGGCGATTATGTTGGCCTCAGGGCAGAGTTGCCGTGGAACGGTCTCAGCGACGAAGCCCGTCAGGCCGTACTGTGGCGCCCCGACGATCATGGCGTGCGTGTTGATGAGGTCCTGCTTGGTAATCCCCGAGCCGCTCAGGGTGTTGAACTCCGCGCCGGTAGTGGTTATGGTCGTGCCGACGCCCGAGCCGATCCGAAGACCGCTCTGTGGCAGTACGATGATGTCGAGGTTCTTGTTGGCTCCCAAAACGGCAGCCTTCAAGGCGGCCGACACGCCGGGGGTGACCCCGTGGAGTTCATTTATCTCGGCTGGAGTAGAGGTAATACCGCCGGACAGTACCAGGCCGGTGTTTGAGCCGACGAAGGTAGCCGTCGCGTCAACTACGGCGGCGCCAGAGGCATGGCCCGCGATGATCGTGCCGAACGCCCCGCGGGAAACGAGGACGCTCGTATTGCCCTGAGACAGCACGAGCATTGCCTCACTGTCAACGAAGATAGGCCCCGGCCCCGGATTAGCGGCGACCGGCAGTACGCCTTCACCGATACCGATAGTTGCGGTGAGAACGGTATCTGGCATTAGCTCAGCCCCGCCCACCAGCTCTTGGTGGTTGCGCCTGCGGCCACGGGAACGATGGTGGCCGGAAGGGCGCCAGAGGCGTAGGTCGTGCTTGTGACGCCGTTGAGAGACGGGGCCGAGCCGGCGAGCGTGCCATCGGCGGCTCGGGCGACACCCTTGAGAGTGGGGACGGTTGTGGCGACGCTGCCGATGGCGACGTAGTAGATGCCGCTATTCGCGACTATGTATGGCGTCGTCATGGCGAACTTGTAGAGGGTTTGAGCGGCCATCGCCGCCGTGAGCTGGTCAACGCTTGAGCAGCAGAGGTTGCCGAGGATGTCGTACAGCCCGATAGCAAAGTTGAGCGGCGTGCCCGCCTGCGTGGCAGAGACGCAGACCGAGATGTTGCTGACCGTCTGCCCGGCGCTGAGCCAGATGGCCTGACAGCCGATGTGGGTCGTGGTGCATACGACCGTCGCCGTCTCGGGGATCTGCTCTCGGGGGAGCGTCTCGGCGATATAGCCGGACGGCCCGAGGGTTTGCACGATGGGATATGGAGCGAGAGGCAGGACGGTCGCGCCGGAGGCGTGACCCGCCGACTGAGAGTTGAGCTGGCCCCGGACGACCTGCCAGAACGTGAGGCCGCCAGCGATGACGGTCATGATCTCAGAGTCCACCTGGGCGTTGAATGGAACCACCCAGGGGCCGGGGACGTTGCCATTGACGGGGAGGAAGCCCTCGTCGTAACCGATTGCGGCGGTAAGTGCTACAGCCATCTCATTCTCCTAGCTGACCGCAGCCCAGAAACCACCGACCGTCTGAGCGCCAGCGGCCATCGGCGTGTACGGGCCCGTGAGTGGACCTGACACGTAGGTGACAGTCGAGACACCGAAGACCGGAGGGGTCGTGCCGTAGAGGACGCCGTTGGTCACGGCGGTCTGACCCTTGAGGGTCGGCTGACCGGATGAGGTCATGCTCCAGGCGATGTAGTACGCACCCGTCGTCGGGACGGTGTACGGCGTGGTCATGGCGATCTTATAGAGCGTGTTGGCCGCCATCGCGGTCGTGAGTTGGTCGGCGGAGGTGGCGAGCACGGCGCCGGTGAGGGAGCAGAGCCCGATCGCGGCGTGCGTCGGCGTGTTCGCAGCAGAAGTGGCGGTGCAGACCGAGATGTTGCTGACGGTGGTCCCGGCCCGAAGCCAGATCAGCATCAGAGAAACCTGGCCGGTCGTGCCCACGGCGTTGTTCGTTTCGGTGCAGACGTTCCGCGGAATAGTCTCAGCCAGGGTGCCCGTCGGACCCCAAACCGCATTGGCCGGGACGACGGCGTAAGGGCCTACCACCGCGCCGGCAGCATGGACGGCAGGCATCGAGCCCTGCTGGGCCCGCACCACCGACCAGCCGGTGCCACCGGCCGAGAGGACTTGAATGAACTCGCTGTCAATGACAACGAGGCAGGGAGCTCGCCACGGCAACGGCAGATCGCCGCTGGTCGGGAGCACGCCATCGTTGTACCCGATGGCCGTGGTTAGAGTGATTGCCATTGCGTTTCTCCTGTTCGGGTACCTTCACCCGCTGAGGGGAGTGGAAAGCTCCCTCGCTGCTAGTTATGAAGTGGCAGCGCCGATAGCGTTGCCGTGACGATGATGTTGGTGGAGGAGCTGTAGCCGACCCGGAAGAACCGCCACGGGATGTAGTTGGGCGCACCTGGGCCAGTCAGCACGTATGTGGTAGTGACGGCAGTAGTGATCGTCAGCGCGGCCACCGCGAGCGTTTGAGGCGCGGCCATCGTGCCATAGGCGACGTTGTACCAGGTCGCCCCGTCCATGCTGCCTTGTAGGTTCGTCGAGACCGTGGGCGGGTTGGTACCGATGACGGAGACGAGGGTGATCAGCCCGTGAGTCGGGATGTATTTGTTATCGAAGACGTCGCTGTTGAACGTCGTCTTCGAGAAGTGACCCGCCGTGGCGGAGCCTGGCACGGTGACGTTTGTACAGGCGCCGACGGTGAAGCTGCGCGGGTCGGGGATGGCGGTTACGGTATTGGCACCGTCGATTGTGCCGACTGCCGAACTCGCACCCGTGGCGACGATGGTCACGCTGTCACCGACCCGAAGGCCGTGGTTGACGCCGGTATAGAACGTCGCCGGGACGCCGGTAGTTGTAACCGGGACCGAGAGGATCGAGAACTCATACGCGCCCGCGGTAGCGGCCACGGTGACGTTGACCGGCATCGTGAACGTCGTCGGGCTGACAACCGTTACGACCTGCTGGGGGCTGGTTGTCAGGGCCGGGGTTGATCCGGTCGAGGCGGTCCAGAAGATCGTGTCGCCGCTATTGAGGCCGTGCGGGCAGAGCGTCGTGACAAGAGTCGGATTAGCGGCAGAGGCCGACACGATTACGAGTGAGCCGCCGGGGTAGCACTGCCCGAGGTTGAACGTGCCCGGACCGACCAGGGGTGATACCGGGCTGGGAAGTGAACCGGGCATCTATTGACCTTTCCTTTGGAGTGCCCGGGGGCGGGTTATTCTCCGCCCCCGGGGCTTACGGATTAGGACGCCTGAACCCCAACCAGGCACGCCGTGCCGGCGGGGAAGTAGCACTTGAGACACTCGCGCCCATACACGCCGAACTCCCAGCGTCGCTGAACGTTGGCCCAGTCGTAGCTCGTATACTCGCGGAGCACTTCGAGCTGGAACGGGGTCGGGACGTTGGTACGCGGGAAGGGCAGCCGCTCGGACAGAGCAACAACCGTGCCGGGGGCAAGATACGGATGGATCTCGATCGGGACGATCCGTGGGCTGGTGAACTTATTGCGGTAGCTGTCCGCAACGAGTCCGCCGGTCACGGCGCCGTCCGGACCGATCTGCTGGTTCCATCGGACGGTGCCAAGACCGACGCCGCCCTGCGTCAGGAGCTTGCCCATGGACTCGGCTTCCTGGCTGTTGACGATGATGCGCGTCGGACCGATGCGGGAGGTATCCCAGAGGGTCTTTAGCATCAGATCGATCTCGTTGATACCGTTGGCGTTGTCAGCGGTGAACTGAGCGCCGAGCATGTCGCGGTAATAGCCGCCGCCGAGGAAGAGCGAGCCCGCCGTCGCGTCGCGATACTGGCTGTTGGCATTGGCCTGGAACTGCGGGATCATGCCGTCAAAGGACAGCGCGTCGCCCGTCAGGTCGTTAGTATTGGGGACGTTGCCCGCGACGGGGAGCGCCGCGAGGATGACCGGCGTGCCGTAGGTCGCGACCGGATAAGTAGCCGGAGCGCCGACGAACGTGGCATAGCCGGCGGCCGTAACGATCGAGATGCGGGTTGCGGTGGTGGTGAAGGCGTAGTAGCGCGTGCCGCCACTGGTGCCGATGAAGACGTTGTAGGCGACTGCGCCGCGAGTGGCGTAGCCGGTGAGGAGCCAGGAAGTGACGCCACCTCCAGAGGTGTGCGTCGCCACCAGAACCTGGCCCTGCGTCTCATCAGGGGAGTCGGCCGTGCCGTGTCCGGTGGCGCCGTTTAGGTAGCCGTACTGAGTCAGTGCGGTCACAGAGACGTCGAAGGGGGTGGCTGCGGTCAGGGGACCGACGACTGCACCGGGCACGTCGGTTATGTTCGCGGATACGAAGGCCGGGGGACCGAGGGCCGTAGTGTTGCCACCGAGGATGAGCTTCTCTTCCTCGACCATGACCGCGGCGAGCAGGTTTGCCGTCGCCTCGGCACGAAGGTCCATGAAGCCCTGAGCGGTGTCCTGGGCGTCGTACGTCACGAAGTCGTCCAGGCCGAAGGACTTGAAGGCTTGCGTCCGGTCACGCTCGGACGAGCTGATAACCGCGTTGCGCAGTCCGTCAGCCACGCCAGCTTTGAGGCCGGAGACATTGATACCGGTGATGGCTCGCCACTGGACAGCCGAGGCGCCATTCGGGGCACCGTGGCGGCTCATCCAATTGCGGATTGGGGACAGGACGGGGAACAGGTTCTTGGCGGGGCTTTCGAGCAGGAGGCCGACCGCACCTGTGGCAATCGACCAGCCCTGTGTCGTGGCCTTCGCCAAGACGTCAGGATCGCCGGGGACGCCGCGACCGGACGATAGAGCCGCCTTGACCGCATCGATGGTCCGCTGGCTCACGTCCGGGCCGGTCGGCTGGCCCGGGTAGGTATCAGGCATTCGAGGTTTACTCCAGCGGTATGGAGGGACCGATCCCTACGGCAACCGCATTCCCGTAGGGCGGGGCTTATCGCATGAGAGCAGCGATGCCCTCTTGTGCGGAAATCTTGCCGAGCGCCTCACGCTCGGCGGAACCCACGGGGAAGCGTTCGGCGGCCTTGGCGAGGATCTTCTCTTCAACCGAGGCATCGTTGGCGCCACCGCGGGACGGGGCCGATAGGGGACCGCCACCAGCCGGCATCTTCTCGACCTTTGCGAGCCTGGCGCCTAGATCGCTCAGGATCTCAACCTTTGCCGAGTCAAGCTGCTTTGCGAGCGGACCACCGATATCGGAGCGGATGCGACTGATGAGAGCGTCGAAGGCGGTCTCTTCCGACTTCGCCATGCTCTCGGGATTGACGACGATGGGAGCTGCGATGGAGGGATCGAGCGGCGTGCCAGTCGCCTGCTTGGCAAGGCACTTCTGCGAGCCCAGGGCCACCGCTGAGTCATGGATGCTATCGATGATGCCGGCGTCGGCCGAGCTGTTACGGGCGCCCACCTTGGCGAGCGGCTTGACAGCCACCTTCGCAGCCCGCCGGATCGTCTGCGCCATCTTCGCCAGCTTGATCGTCTTGCGGGCAGTCCGGGCGGACTTGCGGAGTGCGCTCCGCTGCGACTTGACGGCCTTGCGCTCAGCTTTCTTGGCGAGCTTATCCGCGTCGTCTCCGTCATCGTCGGGCGGATTGGCGGCGGCATCTACGGCATCGTGCGCCTCGCCGAGAACGTCTGCCACGTCGGAGTGGGCAGTGCCCACGGTGTCGATGGCGGCGTGCGCGTCGGCGGGCCTGAACTTCTTCTTCGTGAGCGCGGCGGCTTTCTTCTGGAGCTTGGCGGTGCGGATCTGGCGCTTCGCAAGCTTGGTCGCAGCTTTGGTGCATTTATTGCACTTGCCGCACTTGCCGTCGGCGCATGCCTTACCGAAGGGCGGAGCGGCGCCGGGGAAGGCTGCCTTTGAGAGCTTCTTAGCCACTACGGGCTCCTGCTGTTCTGGAGCCAATGGTGTCCCCTTAGCTCCGGTGTAGGTCTGGGCGGCCTCCGCGACCGCCGTAGTCGTGTCGGCCACGGTTGACTCCTTTCTCTTTGCGAGTACGTACATCTCACGGTCTGCCTTCGCCAGCAGAGCGTCGGGGTTGGCGGGGCGGTCGCACAACGACAGTTCGTTGATCACCGCCTTGACGATGTGGCGGACCTTGCCGGTGGCGGTATCGACCCACGGGCCGACCCACTTCGCCCCGCCCCAGCTCACGCCCTTGTAGGTGTTGGTCTTTACCTTCGTGATCGCTACCGGATCAACGACGTGGAGGTCGGCCTCGATCTTGCGGGCGTCGTCGTCGAAGGTGGCCTTAAGCACCGTGCCCGACGCCTTGGAGTCGTGCATCTCTCGCAGGTTTGCGCCAGACGCCATGAAGTCGGTGATGGCCGCCTTCATGGGCTCGTAGTCGGCAATCTCCCTTTCGCTGTCCGGCGCCTCTGAGGTCGTGTTGGTATGGACTAGGATCGTACCGTCAGGCAGCTCTACGATGCCGCTGATGGGCGTCCAGATATCCACACCCGGCGGCGGGTCCGGGGCGACCACGGTTTCTGTGGCTTTGGCGAGCGCGTCGATGTTGCGCTGCTTACGTGTACTCATCGGATCGCCACTCTTCCCTCGTAGCGGATGATGGCCACTTGCGCTGTGCGTAAGTCGTGATACTATCTAGTGCATGACTGGCGAGATAGTGTCACAAACTGAACAGCGAGCGTGACCGCGATGGTGGCCTTGCCTCTAAGCGCAGTGCTACGCTGCTTACGTGTGCTCATCGGATCGCCACTCTTCCCTCGGAGCGAATGACGACGCGGGTGACCCCGTAGCGCCAGAGCCGTTCCAGCTCGGTTACGCGCGCCTCGGCATCTGCCCAGACGATGCGCGGCACCCTGAACTGTGTCCGTTTACTCATGGTCGATCCCTCGGCTCTGGGCTTCTTCATCACTGATCGCGGAGGCGACGCGCGAACAGTTGGGGTGCTCGCTGTCATTGGCTTCGTAGTAATCGACGCTCCACACCTGACCGTCCGCGTCCGCGCAAGCTTGGTCGAAGTAGGTTCCGTCGCTGATCTCAACGTAGTTCACATCTGTCTCACGGAACCCGGCGATATCTCCGTTGGCAGCAGCCTGCTGTGTCTCGGTACGGGCGATCATCTCGGCCCGGTAGTCGGACATGTTGGCGAAGTTGTCTTTGAGAGCGTCGGCCAAGTCGTCCAGCGAGGCGTCTGGGTCTGCCATCGTGGCGGCTACCAGTTCGCCCACCGTCTCGCGCGTGGTGGCGTCGATGCCGTCGATGAGCTGGCCGGCATAGGGCAGCGCCCAGTCGGAGGCCCTATCGAGAGCAACGGCGAAGTCCGCCACCGGATCGGCCCCGGTTACGGCGATGAAGCCGTGCGCACTGATCGTCGCCAGCAGCTTCGCCGTGGGCGCCGTCAGGGTATCGATGTCGCCCCAGTTGGTAATGATCGGCACCGATCCGGCTACGCCCTCGATCGACCCAGCCACGAGGTTGCCCTGCTGTCGGAACCAGACGGCCCAGACTTGGGCGAGTTCGTCTCGGGCCTTCTGCTGGCCGGGGAGCAGCGGGCGCTCCGGCTCTGTTATCGGGTTGGCCTTGCTCATCCGCCAGAGATCCACGAGTCGCAGGAAGTCAGGCACGGTGATCATGTCTTAGAGGGTCAATTGCATGATGTAGCCGCCATTCCACGCGATCGTGAACGATCCGAGGGTGACCGATTGTGTACCGCCGTAGTAGTTGAAACAAATCCCCTGATCGGTCACGCCTGCCGGGGAGGTCGCGGTGTGGTCGTAGACGTGGCAACCGAAGACGGCCAGCAGCGTCGTTACGCTGTTCGCGCTCGCCGTGTTCGCTGCGCCGTACGAGTAGACGTTGGATGCGAAGGTGGAGGTTATGGTACCGAGCGGACGCCCGAGCCACGGCCAGCCCGCCGGTGTGGACGAGCCGGTGTCCACGACGTTCGGGGCGCTGCCGCCGGTCCACACGCCCGCGGCGTAGGCGCTGTTGGCAGCGGTGACTGTCTGGTCCGGCGTCATGGTGCCGTACTGCGCCACTTCGATGGTGTCGGAGAGGAGGTTGAAACCCTTGACGTTATTGAACGATGTCGTCGGGAAGGCCGTAAAGATTTTCGAGTTGCTCCAGGCCACAACTTAGCTCCTTTGGCTTGCGGAGCCGGTGCCAGTGGCAGTCCCGGCGCCTATGACGTGTGAGCGCGTTACCCCGAGGGCTTCGCCCGATCCGTGCGCTGTGGGCGCGAACACCAGAAGGTCGTTCCCCTCGTCTCGGACGGTTTCGACGTTCATCACCGGGCGGCCATTCCCATCGAGGGTCGTATAGCCAGCGTCCTCGCTTTCGTAGTCCTCGCGCTCGTGCACGACTACCTTCGCCTTCGTTCCCCACGGGATCATCGGTGCGGTCAGCATCCGGAGTTTCGGGCAGGTGTGGAAGCGCGTATGTGGGCCGCCGACGGAAGGGATGATCTCCTCCCGCTTGCAGTTGGGGCAGTACCACTTTTCGATTAGACTGAGAACGGTCCCGGTCATGCGCTACTCCTCTCGAGGTCGGACACCGCCTTCGCCAGCGGCTCAGCATGCTCAGGCGCGACCACCTTGATCGTTCGCGCCAGACGTAGCAGCTCCGTCGCTACGGGGTCAGGGGCACCGGCGAACGCGCGGTGCACGTCTGGGATCGTCCGTGCACCGCATAGCGCCGCCGAAACGCGCTCCTGAGTAGGAAGTGGGATAACGGCGCTGCTGAACGGCACCGCTGCGCTCTTGCCGAGCCGCAGGGCCGTGCGGGCCTTGCGCTCCCAGCGGGCTAGATCGGCCTTGGCGGCCGGCTCTTGGTACTTCGGAGACTGCATCTCCACGATGGCCGCGTGCACCGTGTCTACATCTTCGGCTGCGACAGTGCCGATGTAGGCTGGCAGCTTCTTCACGCCCTGCTCTTCGGCGGCCGCATACCGCTTGTTGCCGTTGGCGACGGCGAGCTCGCCGGGAAACTCCACGAGCACGAGCGGATCGATGGGCGCGTCGGCCTGCATCGCGAGACCGATGGCGTCGATGATCTTGCGGCTCTTGCCGTCGCCAGCCTCACCGTGCATGTCAGCGACCTTCACGCCATCGTCAAAGCGCCACACCAGCTTGGAAACCCAGTTCGTGAGCTTGGCCGGGTACTGGTGGGACAGGTCGGCCTGCACCACCTTGACCAGCTCGACCTGGGATAGATCGCTCTTGGCGAGCTTCGTAGAGGGCGCGCCGGGCGAGTCACTGGTCGCCACGCCAGGTTCGGCGGACGGCGCGGGAGGAGCGGCGCGGCTGGTGGGTGCGGGGCTAGGAGCGCCGAACGGCGGAGTGCCAGGCGGTGGCCCCTTGAGAAAGTCGGATACGAGCACGACTTGGCCCTGACCGGTGACGATCGTAGCCTCGAGACCGGGGCCGTCAATCTTGTAGCGGTTCTCGGCGAGCCAATCCGTAGAGACCACGCCCTTCTTCCACGCGAGGTCATCCACCGTTGCCTGTGCAACCTGGTCCTCTTCGGGCACGAGATCCGTGAAGATAAACTCCAACTGAGGATCCCAATACGTCGCGAGGATGCGATCGAGCACCGCCCACTTGATATGATTGGCCAGGGCAACATCGCGCTCCTGAGAGGCGGTGGATTGCGTTCCGGCGGCCGTCTTACTGCCGCCCAATCCACCAGACGGTCCGCGGACAAAGCCCATCTCAATCGGACTCTGGCCGTAGGCGGCGCAGCCGATGTGCAGTAGCCACTCCTCAGCCGTGATATCCGGCGTGGCGTTGATATGCTCGACGCCGCTGTTCGGGCCGCCCGGAATCGGCATGAGTCGCGAGCGGGCCACGTCATTGCCGGCGAACATGGAGTTGACGGCGGCGAGGAAGTCCAGTCCCTGCTGAGTCGTCCATGACTCGGGGAACTTGACGAAGGCCGCGGGGATCGTGCCCTCGGTGAACAACGAGAGGTCGAGGCTCTGGCGTCGCAGCGCGCGGTTGACCGAGAGGATGATCCACTCAGCCGGCGGATGCCCGTAGGGGCCCTGGCGGAGCCAACGCGGCTGCCAGAGGATCTCGTCGCTTCCGAACCACGTCCAGTTCATGCCCTTGATAACCTGGGCGAAGGCCGGCGCGCAGCCGCACACCGCGCAGAACATGCCCGATGCGAGCGAACCCTGCCAGTCGTGTAGATGACGTTCGGTATCAGGCGGAACCAGCGGTCGGCGACCCCAGAGGTCGATCACCGGTCGGAACGTCTGCCCGTCCGGGATCTCCGCGGCGTACAACTTGCCCGCCCGGTTGGGATGCAGATAGACCGTGCCGCAATCGCCCTTCCACAGATCGCGCATGTACTTGCCGATCCACGCGGACCACGGGTTGATCTGATCGGGTGTCAGGAAAAAGCCCGTAGCCTCGGCGATCGCATCTTCGTACTTGGCCTGTCGAACGAGCGCATCCTTGCGGTTCTGCCCTTCGATGGCACGCGGCCGGATCTCCCACGGGTGCTTGATGAAGTCATCGATCCGCTTCTCGATGCAGAGCCCCGCTACGTCCCAGTTGTCCGCGAGCGAGAACAGCGTCGTGTAGTCGAACGTCTCGTATGAGCGCGGCCGGATGCCGATGTTGTAGCCGGGCGTGTAATCCCAGAGTCGCGGGAACTGCTCTTCGGGGTGCGCCGGCCCGATCGGGATACCGGGGCCAAGAGACGTTATGGCATTCGGTCCGCCAAGGGTGACGGCGAGCCCGGAGAGGTCGGTCGATTGGCGCGCCATCGCGGCGAGCGGGTCGTTGGCCTGCTTCGCGAGCCGTTTTATCTCGAAGCCTAAGAGCTTCACCGTTTGCTCCCTGCGAGTAGGGGGGACCGACCCGCTGCTTCACCCGCGCTCGGCAGCGGTGGTATGGGACGTTAGCGATGTTCCCTCATGCCCTCGCCACTCATGAGAGTTTCTCTAGCCGATCGGTCATCGTGCGCCACAAGATCGTGTGTAACCAGTCAGGCATCCACCAAGGCCGGGAAACGATTACGCGCCACTGCTCGGATCTATCGGCGGGGCCGCAGAACAAATCCCAATGCTTCCTCATGCCACCGCTCTCCCTGCCAGGACAGCACGATACAGCCCGAGGATGCCGGGCTCGCCTAACATCAGTTCCGTGAGCGCCCATACAAGCGCATCGAGACGATCCGGGGACTCGCCCTCATCGGGAACCCACGTGCAACACTGGTCCTCTAGTGTCGGCAGCGGCCCCACGTGAATTACTCGGTGTTGCTCGTATAATTGCGAGATGGGTTCGGCACGGGTGCGCTTGCCACGCGACGCCGTAACGCCCCTGACGGCGACAGAGACCGGAGCGCCAACATTCCGACGCCGTTCCAGCTCATTCTCCAACACGAGCTTGCACATATCGCCGCCGTTGTTCGTCTCGACGATGATGGCTTCGGCCCTCATCTCATCCGCAAGTTCAACAGCGCGACGCGCCCAACCATCGGGGGTATAGCGTCCCGAGGCATCGGCGAGAACGTACCCCTTGCGATCGGCCCCCTTGCCGGCCGCGATTATCCCAGTCTCATCGCTCGCCTCGCCACTCGTAACGGCGGGATCGATACCGACGACAATGCGCACCAGATCGGGCGGTTGGTTGTACTCGAAGTAACTGTGACGCCAGAGCGCGCCCTCCATCTCTTCGATGAGTTCGCCGCCGAGCTCCTGGCGGCCGAGCTGTGTGCCGCCATACTTCTCATACAACTCCGCGATAAAGTCGGCGTCGAGGTTCGCCACATTATCGATGGTGCGCAGTAGTGACTTGTGCACGCTGTCGTCGGACATGAGCGAGCGTACCAGCGGATGGCCGGCTTTCGGCGTGCCCGTGGCGACGATACGAGCCGGCGCCAGGCGCACGGCGTAGCGGATCGACTCATTCCACGCCTGCTGCCAGCGCCGCCACAACCCCACCTCGTCAGCCCACAGGCCGCGGAGGTTCTTGCCCTGAATGGTGGGCGCGCCGTCATCCGCGCCGTCGCCGTAGATTATCGAGCCGTTGCGAAGGCGCAATATCGCCGTGCTGAGATTGTAACTCTCCACGAGCTGGCTAGCACCGCGCTTGATATCACCGAGGTTCGTACCGAAGGCGCGTATCAAGCCCGAGCGAGGCCCCTCGAAGCAGACGGTACGCACGGCCTCGAAGGTGGGCGCCACCACGCCGTACTCGCCGGGCTCGGCGCGGGCCATCTCGGCGAGGATGTTGGCACCCGTCCAAGTCTTCCCCGATCCCCGACCGCCGCGGACGTACCACGTGCGCCACTCATCGGGCGGGAGCTGACTGGGCCGCGCCAGCTCGCGCCAGGAGAGCGGCGCCGTCTTTCGGCGGGCCTTCGCTAGCGCCGCCGCCGTAATGGCGATGGTGTCGGCGTAGGTCATCATCGGGGCACCTGGTAGTCGCAGCCATGATCGCAAGGCTTCCCGTAGGGGTAGTCCCGGCACATGGCGGGCCGCGACTCGTACTGAACGCACAGCCGAGTCCGCTCGTCGAAGTAGCGGCAGCTGTAAGTGTGGCCCACTTCCTCGGGTGGCTCCAAGCAGTCGTAACCCCGGCGCATCGCTGCCGCGTCGGCTGTCAACGGCAGTACCATCTGACGAATGTACTGCCCCTCTATGATGTGACTCATTCTCGGTGGTGTCATCTCATCGGGGGTAAACGGCAGGTAGAACGCCTCACAACAGTACCCAGGGCACGTCCGTGGGGTCATCGGGTACGCACTAATCGCTGCGCCTCTGCCACGGCGGCTTCCTCCTCGGTGGGCTCGAGGCCGAGGCGTTTGATCGCAGCCGTCACGTCCATCATCACGTCGATACGCTCACGACGCCCCCAGTTCTCCGGGTCGAGCCGTTCCAGAGCCGCCAATGCGGCACGCCAATCGTGCGCAGCACCAGCCGCCAGCTGACCAACAAACCGCTGCCGAGCCTTCGCCCGCGCACGCTCGACCTGAGCTGCGAACGATGGCTTCTCACGGCACCATTCCCGCAGGGTGCTCTCCCCGATCCCTGCTGCGAGAGCCGAGTCCTTGGCGGTGTTGCCGATCTCGAGAGAGGCCAGGATCTGCTGGACGATCTCGGGGGTGAAGAGCGTCGGGTGACCCTCCGGTTTCGGGGGTGGCTTGAGCCCGGCCTTACGGGCCCTGGAGCGGGCCTGACGAACCCGATCCTTCTCCCGCCGGACTGCCGTGACATCTGTCACGTCTATGTCACGCCGTCGCGTCACTGGACCGCCTTCTTCCCCGTGAAGTTCTCCCGGCGCTTTCTATTCTGCCACGCCCGTTCCGCCATCATTCCACTCGGCCAACGCCTCGCCAATCTCATGGCGCGCTACGATACGCGCGATTGTCGTAGCATCCTTGACGAAGTGACGT